GGATGACATGTTATCGCTTTTGTCAGCGTGTGACTATCTTGATTATGAAGAACTTCTCGACTATGGAGCAAAAATAGTTGCAGATAGTCTCAAAGGAAAAACAGCTACCGAAATTCGCAGATTTTTTGGGCTTACTCCTCCTTCTTAGACTCCTCCTCGGGCTCGTCCTCGAGGTCGTCATCCGACTCGGACTCGTTTAAAAAGACCGACTCATCCTCGAGAGCCTCCAGACGGTCGTTGATCGAGACAATCTCGCGATTCAGAAAATACAAGGTGGCAGACATTGCACCAATCATCAGTGTATTGAAAAAATCAAATACAGAAGACATACTAAATTACAAATGTATGAATTCTTTATTACTCTTCGTCAAGATCAAAGTCTAGTGGCTTGATCAGGTCATTCGTCCGGTCAAATAATTCCCTGATAAATGCATGCTCGTCTTGATCCGCCTTTTTCAGGGCTTCGTGAAATGAACGCAGTGCATCCATGCGCTTCGTCTCTGCGAAACGGCGAGTTTTAGGGACTTTCTTAGGTAGCTTAATGTGGCGTTTAGGGTCAGGCATAGCAGTGCATCGAATAGTGAGCATTTGTATTTATAAATCTCATTTCTTTAAACATTGTGATTGTCCTCAATCCATTGATCGACTGTTTCGACATAGAAGAGCACCTCCCACATCGAGTTCAGACTCGGACACCAGTCCTGTCGATCCTCCCCGAAATAAACCTGTTTCCAATTCGGTAGCCACCGCGTCGGTCCCAGGTTTTTGTACGAGTCGTCGACATAGATTTTGAGATGATGGTTGGGGAACCCTGCGTATGCTTCCGCCTCCGGCTTGAGCGGGCACCGCGTGACATCGTTCTTTGCACACTTGATGTTCACCGTGTCACCGATGGCCAAAGCGACCGGTCGCGCCCACTTGATGGGTGAATTCGTAAACAGACAGACATTCCAATCCCTGTGCGTCAGTTCGTGAATCTGTGCCGCCGTCTCTTGAAACTCCTTGCTGTAAATTTCGTCGTGCAACTGCTTCATCACCTTCTTGTCGTACACATGATAGTTGAAATCAGCGGTATTTACTTTGTAGACTTCACTGAGTCCTCGGGCCGTGTGACCGTGTGCGAGATACAACATGCGATTGGTCTCAACAGGGTCCTTGCATTCAGGAAGCTTCTTGTGAACATATTTTACACAGTTGTCCTTGACTTTATTCAAAAGAGCCTTGTTTTGGATCAGAACTCCATCGATGTCGAGCACGAGAGTCTTGAACGCCATTTTATAAAATAAAATCTCCAGTCTTTTATATGGTACTACTTTCCAACGAAAATATGGATTATGCCAAGATGTGGAATCTTTACCCAAACCTCAGAACAGCTGCTGCAAAAAAGCGTGAAGTTAATAGGTTTGTAAAAGATGTGAAATACAGAAATGTATGGAATAATAATACAAGTAAAAACTACAAATTCGACCCAACTTTTATGAAAAACTACGGGTTCACGACCCGAGAGCAGTTATTCCAAGCGTACTTGAACACTCTAAAAAAATACGAACAAAATGAGAGAAATAAAAGAGTTGGGATGACTCTCAATGAAAAAGCAAAACTTGCCGAAAGAGCTGAAAAGGTACAAAACGAACGGGAAAAATGGAATGTTTCCAGGTATTGGTTAAAAGGTTTAGTAACCGGAGGAAAATATGATAATGGAACTATTAGGTGGCTTACAGCAACAAGACCAGATAGGGGACAAGTAGTACAAATTCGAAAAACACACATGAATTTATTTACAAAAAAACATCCAGAAGCTACAAAATATATTATCCCCCCGGGTAATAATCGTACAAAGGATCTATCAAGGGAAATTCATAACTATGTAACACCCAATTTCGTTAGATATTTCAATGCACAAATATTGAGGAACGAAATAAAGCGTGCCGAAAAAAAACCCGTCACAATCAACACTGCATTAAGGCAGTTTCAGATGCTCTACAACAAGGTCCAAAAACTAAAGGCTCGGCAAATGGTTCAATTTTTGCGTATGAAATTGCCGACAAAAAACAATGGCCCCAACTTACTCAAGTTTGTTCCAGAAGCGACCCTTCGGAAACGCAAAGCGAACACAAACGCGAATTTGGCCGCAAAGAAGGCTCATGCGAATGCTAACCAGGCTGCATTGAATGCGAACCGGGCCAACCGCCGGAGACTGATAGAAGAAGCTACACGGGCTCGGCCACGAAATGCAGGGACATATACTGTCAACAATTCCGGCCGAGTCAAACTCAAGAAAAATTAAACAAAGGTGAAATTAGAATGAAATTCCTGAATTGGGTCGTGGCGTGGTTTGTACGGATTCCAGGTATGGACCACCGGTCTAAATTTTTCTTGTTGTCCCTTTTACAAAATCCAGATGCACAAGACATGATAAAAGTTAAGACACTCGTTTATCAAGTAAAGAAATTATGCATATAAATTGATATGAAGGCTGCCCTTATTACGGGGGTGACGGGCCAGGATGGAAGTTACCTGGCCGAGTTTCTCTTGTCCAAGCAGTACACTGTGTACGGTCTCGCACGGTACTGCTCGGAGAAGAAACACGAAAGACTTGGAAATGTCATTTCGAATTCTGAATTTAATTTGATCGAGGGTGATCTGACTGACACGGCTCGCATCAACTCCATCATCAACTCACTGAACTCCACATATGACTTGGTCGAGGTGTACAATCTAGGTGCACAGTCCCATGTCAAGCTGTCCTTTGACCAGCCAGAGTACACCGCAAATGTGGATGCCATGGGCACGCTTCGAATTCTGGAGGCGATCCGTCAGACGAATTCCATTTCAAAATTCAAATTTTATCAGGCTGGTACATCTGAAATGTTTGGCAAGATTCAACAGCCGACCCAAAACGAAAACACCCCTTTTTATCCACGCAGTCCGTACGGTGTGTCCAAGCTGTTCGGGTACTGGATCACAAAGAATTACCGCGAGGCGTACGGGATGTTTGCATGTACCGGCATTCTGTTCAACCACGAGTCTGAGCGGCGTGGCTCAGAATTTGTGACTCGCAAGATTACGCTCGGCCTCAACGAGTGGCACAAGACGGGGAAGCCGATCGAGCTTGGAAATCTCGATGCCAAGCGTGACTGGGGGCACGCTGAGGACTATGTGCAGGCTATGTGGCTCATGCTCCAGCAGTCGATTCCTGAGGATTTCGTGATTGGCACGGGTGAGACGCACAGCATTCGTGAGTTTATCGAAGAGGCGGTCCGGTGCCCCGTCACATGGTCGGGAACTGAGCAGGATGAAGTAGGATACTGCGGGGACCGGCCAGTTGTCAGGGTGAATCCCGAGTTTTATCGACCAGCCGAGGTGGATGTTCTCGTGGCCGACGCGCGCAAGGCGTATGACGTGCTCAACTGGCGTCCAAAGATTGATTTCAAAACGCTAGTTAAACGGATGGTCGATAATGATTGTAAGAATGAGTGACGATTGGCTCTTCGTGGGCCCGCGCCTGCTTGCAGGTATTGGGCAGGTGACGAAGCGCTACGCGGAGCTCACTGGTGGTGAGTATGTCGAACTGGGTGCTCCGCCTCAGAAGAATCATTACAAAAAAGGGTTTGCATTCGTGTTACCTTTCGAGTCGAATGTTCAGCTTGCCGACCAGTACGCGTCTCTTTGTGGTGAGATGATGTACATGACGATATGTGAGACTGAGCCGGTCAATGAGGCGTACGGGATGCTGACCAAGTACAAGACCCTATGGGTCGCTTCAGACTTTTGTAAAGAGGTGTTCAGTCGCCAATTTCCAGATGTAAATTGGAAAGTTCTTCGACTGTACGCTCCTGCACCTGCGGTCCTAAGATCACCCAAGATGGACGGGCCGTATGTGTTTTACACAATCGGTAACATCGCTGATCCTCGGAAGAATACACAGGCTCTCTTGAATGCCTTTCAGGAGTGTCAGTTTCCAAATGCAAGACTTCTTATCAAGGCGACTTGCAATTCTGATGTAAAATTGGAAATTCCAGGGGTGACTGTGATTAATGGCCTGCTCACACTGGAGCAGATGGAGAGCATTCATGCCCAAGGTCACTGTTATGTCAACTGCTCACACTCCGAGGGGGTCGGAATGGGGGCTGTCGAGGCTGCTTTGCGTGCCAAACCTGTCATCATCACCGATTATGGGGGTCTGCATGAGTATGTCAAGACTCCGTGGGTCGTCCCTTGTACGAAGGGCCCGATTGGGTTTGACGATTTCCTATTCAAGGCGGACCATTTGTGGGGTCACCCGAGCTACCAAGATCTGGTAGCGCGCATGAAGGAATGTTACGAGAAGCAAGTCAAGGTGTGGGACCATCAGCACACACGAGAGATTATGAAGGAGATTAAGCTTACATTGGGGTGTTAGCCACCTTGCCCAGAGCCTGGGCCACATTCACAAGGTGCACAAGAGCCTTGGCCGTATTCGCCTTGCCAGCCTCAACGGCTGCTTTACGCGCGGCATTTGCTGCAGTGCGAATGTTTGCGTTTAATTTACCTGGAGCCTGATTTGCCAGGGCGTTGAGTTTCTGTGCAACATTATTCGCCTTTCTGTGAGCATTTCCAAACTGGTTCGTTGCGTTTACCGAATTCCGGTTTGCCGCGGCAACCCGACCGTTTGCCAGATTATTGGCACCGGCAACCATCTGTTGCTGGCCATTCTGCAGGCCTCGAACTGCCTCGCGGGCATTGTTGGTTGCACTCGTAAGGCTGGCGATCTGACGAGCGTTCATTTATCATATCCTGAGATTAAAACTTGGACATGGATGGCATTGTTGGTGAAACAGAAGGTGACAGTTTAGTGTCCACCTGGGAGTCAACCCAGTAGTGAGCCAGGTATGTGACGAGCCCGACGATGATGCTGGATGACAGAAGGAATGACTTTTGCGAGTTCAGAAACAGGACCGAGTCGTCGACAACCTTGACACCTGTTGGCTTGGTGATGAGTTTAGGGACGAGGTAGACAAGGAGGAAGTTGACTGCCATAGCAGCCCATATGTAATTCCAGTTCACTTCCATGCTATTAGTTTACACTTTTTTGCCCGCGGCGGCGCAAGCCTCCGAAGGCTTCGGCTTCTTGTTGGTCTTGAGCGTCTTGTGCGTCTTGGCTTTGATGTCGAGGGTCCGCTCGCGTGCCCGCAGCGCGCTGTCCGCAAACTTCTCGGGGTCTGGGTGCTTGAGAGACTTGGCAGTCTCAAGCAGGCTCTTCCAGAGCTCACCCCCCTTGCCCTTAGGGGGCGCCGGCACCGCTTTCGCCTCCTTTACCGGAGGCAGCGGGCGCTTGCGGCTGGGACCACGCTGGGCTGGGAGCATTTTTTTGGATGACCAACCCTGAACAAACCAGTTAGGGTCCGTGGACAGAACCCAAATTTTATTTTGTACACGTGTCATAGAGATGAAAAATTGGGGCCCTTACTTTTGGGGCACCTTGCACATCGCGTGTCTTACGGCACCACCTGTGTTGTCAGAAGAGCACAAGTTTGCATTCGAGGCTCTTGTGCAGAGCTTCACATTCGTGTTGCCGTGCCCAGCGTGTCAGATGCATTTCAGGGAAATTTTGAATAAATTTCCAATTCAGAACAACACGCGAACTGAACTTTTCATTTGGTCGGTCCATGTGCACAATGAAGTGAACAAGAGTCTCGGTAAACCCCTCGTGGACCCACAAGAGGCCTTTGAGTACTGGGCTCCTCGGACAAACTACGAGGAGACATTCCCAGTTCAGGACGCCTTGGTTATACTAGGTCTCGTGGCGGCAATTTCTTTTCTGCTCCTAAAGTAATGGATTATCAGCACGTCTTTCATGGTGCCGTGTACAGTGGTAAGATAATACTGACACTGTTACTTTTGATTCTGAGCTTGATCAACGGTCACAAGGAGTTTGTAGAGAAGAACCCAAGAGGATTCATTGCGGGATGTGTCATCTTCGCGCTGTTGACGGGTCTTGCGAGTGGGTTTGTTGCTTTCAACAGAAATGGCGACTGGATGAGCGCGATGTTCATCACCGTCATATTCTTCTTCTTTTTTGCCGTGTGTCGCGAGTTTTCAGGGTACTATGCGATCATGAGCGGTGAAACTCATACTTCACAGCTGATGGACAAGGAAGTAAAAATTCTCAAGATTATCGGTGGTCTAGGAGTGCTTGCAGCACTTGTCGTTGGTGGGTTCCTCGCGTACAAAGCGAATGTGAAACCACCCGTCAGTCCACGGTTTGTCAATTTCTGGATTGAATTACTCATCTTCCTCACTCTGGCAATACTTGGTGAAGTTGGTCTTGCTGTTCAGCACGGTGACAAGTCATATTCCGGTGCAGGGGTGACGGCAATTATATTTTTGATTTCTCACATTTACCTGCAGTACGGTGGTTTTTATGATGACGTGTTTTCGCCACTGAACTGGAACGCGGTGTCCAAGGTGAACTAGAGGTTAAAGATGGTCATACCTATATTACAAACAGATGCAGTATGAGCGTCTCAGTCACGTTGAGCACATTCTCAAACGTCCCGACACATATGTCGGATCCCTCGCTCCCGAATCTTCCTCCCATTGGATTCGAGACGGGGACGGTTTCAAGCTTTCTGAGCTTTCTGTTTCACCTGGCTTGGTGAAGATTTTTGATGAGGTCCTTGTTAATGCGATTGATCAGTACTCGCTCCACCCCAAGAAGGTTTCGAAGATTGAAATCGTGACGGGCAAGGACTTTGTCTTCGTTAGAAACACGGGAGTATCTGTCCCTATCAAGAAGCACGAGACTGAAAAGGGCCCTGATGGGAATCCTATCTGGATTCCCGAGCTCATCTTTGGGCACTTGCTCACGAGCTCCAACTACAACGATGATGAGCAACGCGTGACGGGTGGACGTAATGGCTACGGTGCAAAACTGGCCAACGTGTTCAGTTCCAAATTTAACATCAAAATTAGTGATGGTAAGAAGATCTACCTGCAAACTTGGACCGACAACATGAGCAAGGTCGAACCCCCCGACATTGTCACCTCTACCGACAAGATCTGTCCGTACGTGTCCATCACTTTCTACCCAGACTGGAAGCGCTTTGGGGGCCCGGGTGAATTTGCCAAGCTCGTGGAGAAACGCGCGTGGGATGCGGCTATGTGGTGCTTCAAGGCGCAGGTATATTTGAACAAGGAATTGCTGAAGGTTTCGAGCCTTGAGGAGTACGCCAAGATGTATCTAGGAGATGTTCCTCTAGCCAAGATGCACACCGAAAATTTTGAAATTGCCGTGAGTCACTCGTCGAGCGGTGTGTTTCAGCAGTGTTCATGGGTCAACGGCATTTCAACCACAAAGGGCGGAACCCATGTTGAAAAGGTGGTCAAGACGATTACGGATGAGATTAGCAAGGACAAGCGGGTCGCGACCATCAAGCCTGGACAGATTCGTGCGAGCCTGTTTGTGTTTGTGCGTGCAGTTGTGGTCAACCCTACATTCAGTAGTCAGACCAAGGCGGAGTGTACTTCACGCATTACTGATGCCATTGAGTTGAAACCAAAATTCATCAAGGACATCCTCGGAACAGGTGTCATGGACAGCCTGGTCGCGCTCAGCGCCGCTAAGCTGGACCGCGAGCTGAAGAAGACTGACGGTGCCAAAAAGTCGAGGATTACTGGTATTCCGAAGCTCGACGACGCCAACTGGGCTGGTACTCACCGTTCGCATCAATGCACTTTGATTGTCACGGAGGGTGACTCGGCGAAAACTCTTGCCATTGCCGGGCTGAGCGTCGTAGGTCGTGACCAGTTTGGAGTGTTTCCACTCCGGGGTAAGCCGAAGAATGTGCGGGACGCTTCGGTAAAACAAGTGACTGAAAACGAGGAATTCAGCAATTTGAAGAAGATCCTTGGACTCCAGCATGGCAAGGTTTATAATTCGCTCAGAGATTTGCGGTACGGTCGTCTGATGATCATGGCGGATGCAGACTTGGACGGTTCGCATATCAAGGGTCTCGTTCTCAACATGATCCATGTGTACTGGCCTCAGCTCATCGACCTCGGGTTTTTGGTGAGTATGGTGACCCCCGTCATCAAGGAGGGCAAGACTTGGTTCTTCACCGAAGAAGAGTTCAAGCGCTCAAAGACAGGTACGGGGCACATCAAGTACTACAAGGGTCTTGGCACTTCCACTTCGGTCGAGGCAAAGGAGTACTTTAAGATGATCGATCGCCTGACAGTCGCCTTCAATTCCGATCCTAAAATGAATGAATCGATGTCGCTCGCTTTTTCCAAGGCGCAGGCGGATGACCGCAAAACCTGGCTCACGACACACATGGCGTCGCCGAGTCAAAGTATCAGATACGGCCACGTCAAGAACCTGACGGTGTCTGATTTTATTCACTTGGACATGATCAATTTTAGTACAGAGGACATCAAGCGGTCTATTCCTCACGTGGCGGATGGTCTAAAACCGAGTCAGCGCAAGGTGATTTATGCCTGTCTGAAACGAAACTTGGTCCAGGACATGAAGGTGGCGCAGTTGGCAGGGTATGTCGCGGAGCAGACGGCGTATCATCACGGCGAAGCAAGCCTGCAGGGTACGATTGTCAATTTGGCTCAGAATTTCATGGGATCGAACAACTTGAACCTTCTCGAACCGAGTGGACAGTTTGGCACGCGGCTCGCCGGTGGAAAGGATGCAGCCAGCGCTCGTTACATCTTTACCCGACTCGCATCGTACACCAAAAAGATTTTTGACCCGAGTGACAACGAGTGCCTCAAGTACATCATGGATGACNGTCAGCAGGTCGAACCCGAGTTTTATGTTCCGACCGTGCCGATGATTTTGATGAACGGAGCTGAAGGTATCGGCACGGGGTTTAGCTGCTATGTTCCGCCGTTTGACCCCGAGGCGGTCAAGCACAACATCCTGTGTGCCTTGAATCAGGTGTCGATGGAACCCATGAAACCGTTTTTCAAGGGGTTCAAGGGGGCGGTTGTCAAGGTGAAGGATCACACCTGGACGATGTCGGGTGTTGTCGAAAAGGAAGGGTCTCAGCTTCATGTAACTGAACTTCCGCCAGGTAAGTGGATCCAGGACTTTAAGGAGCACCTCGATGACCTCGCCGAGAAGAATGTGATTCAAAAGTACGAAAATCACTCGTCCGAGACCAAACCAGACTTTCGCATCTGGGGCTTTTCCGGAGAAGACCCTATCAAGGAGCTCGGCCTCATGAAGACGATTCACACCAACAACATGTACTTGATAGGGCCGAAGGGGGCGGTGAAAAAGTACGCGAGCCCCGAAGAGATTCTGGTGGACTACATCGAACTGAGGCTCGACTTGTACAAGAAACGCAAAGCACACCTCATCCAGCAATTAGAATCTGAAATTACTTGGATCCAGGCAAAGAAGGAGTTTATCACCGGTGTCATCACGGGGCAGATCAAGGTGCTGAACGAGCCTATTGATACGGTCCGAAGCAACCTACGGAAACGCAAGTTCAACGAGGAGCAAGTTCCGAAACTGCTCGACATCAAGACTTATAATTACACTCAAGAGGAGGTTCAGAAACTGGTCGATCTTGATGCACGCCGGCGGAATGACCTGAATGTACTACGTTCAACGAGTGTGACACAGATGTGGAAAAATAACCTGAGCGAGTTGTAGATGGAAACCGTCAGCGGTGCCTACAAGGATTCCGCAGGCGACCTGAAAAGTGTCGGGGAAGCCTACAAGCCGGGACAGGTAGTTGACATCAAACCCATGAGCAAACTTCAAAAAATCCTCGCATACGAGCGTGTAATTCAGTCTAGAATTCGTAATTTTATTCACAAAACCCCTGAAAAAGTTGAGGACACGGCTGATAAAGTGAAGGATGTTTTCAAGCCTCCTCCCGGCCCGAGTGCTCCCGAAATTCAGTTGACGCCTGTTCAGGTGAGTGGTTTCTACAAGGCGACCAAGTCGAATGTACTTACATTCTATGTGAATACCTCTTGGCCTTCACTGAGTTCGACGGAGCTTGTCCCGATTGGTCCCGGGTGGAGAGCAACTGGTATGACTGGCGTGGTTGGTAACATTATCGTCACCGGTACTTCGGACAAACCAGAGCTTGTTCGTGCCGGTACATGGAAATACGGTGACAACCAAGCGGTCAAGATTGGAGAAAACAATTCAGAATCGTATCTGTGGTCATTTGATTGTCAGACTGACACGGAGCAAGACATACAGAATGTCCAGGGTGTAATCGGTCTGATATTGTATCCCCCAGATTCAAGCTCTCTGACGACAAACACAGTCACGGGCCTTTTGGCGGGATTTTACTATGTGACACAGGGGAGACTTGTGTTTTACATACAGGGGTCGAGCGCACCGCTCGGTTTTGGTCCAAACTGGACCGTGACGGGTCTTCCGGGGCTACAAAGTTCGAATGTCGTGACTGTGAATTATGTTCCTATTGCCGGTAAAATCGCTGAGATGTACGAGTACGACTCGTATGTGACACTCAAAGGTGACAAGGTTGAATACAACACACAGAATCCAGTCAACTGCACGATTACAGTAAAGCAGCCCTTGAACGAAGCCAGGGTGATTGGTGCAAATGTGATGTACTCCACTGAAACCTCGAATGTGACTATTGAAGAGAATCGAAACATCAAATTGACAGGGGGTGCACCTCTTCGTGAGCTCGGTGAGAAAATGAAGCACCAATCGATGTTTCAGGACAAGTACACCGAAGACAAGAAGGACGGCTTCAATTCGGCTACGACATATGCTCTGCACGCCATAGGTCCACAGGAAGAGTACACCACCGGAAAAGATGACTCGAGTTGGAACACAGAATGGCCCCAACACACAAACTTCGTGTGTTACCAGCAGTACATTCCGATCCAAGGTACCCAGTTTCTCGGCCAGACGATCATGGTTGAACTAAAGCCCAAAGAGCTCGGTGACCTACTGTCAAACATGTACTTTACATGCCAACTCCCTGCACTGACGAGTACATCGAACATTTACACAAACCAGGTGGGGCGCGCTCTTATCGCACAGTGCGATTTCATGATTAACGATCTGGTCGTTGAGACTGTGTACGACGACTGGTTTTTCATCAAGGATCAGGTGTTTTTGGACTCGGACGAGCAGGTGGCTATGTTTTCTGCCGTGAATAACGGCTCCTCAACCTCACTGAGCCCTACATCGAATGTGAGTATATGCGTACCCTTGGAGTTTTTCTTTTGCCGTCGGCATTCACACATCACGAAAGGCAGAGAACGCCTGCGTCGACCCTATTTCCCCCTGTGCGCCTTGTACAATCAGCGAATGTACATTCGAATTCAATTTCAGCCTTGGATTTGGATTTCAAATGATCGTGGTGTCCTGAATCAAGAGATTATCAATCCTGCACTTATTTTAGAACAAATTAAACTGACGGAATCTGAAAAGATTTATTACAAGTCGACAAAACTTCGGTATGTGATCAACCGAGTCAAGAAAGAGTCGGTTCTGGCTTTTAACAGTTTCACGACTCAGCTCCAACTCACGGCGAGTTTTCCGGTACAGATGCTTGTGTGGTTCATCCGGAACAAAAAGTACGAAACGACCACTTCGACTCTTTACAACGATGTGCGGTACGAGTACGGATTTACGACGAAATATGTTCAGACGGCAGTGTCCCTGCCATTCACATCACAGACAACCTATTTTGTGGACCCCGTTGACACATGCAAAATTGTGCTCAATAACATGGACATTACAAGTACATTTCAGGGGTCTCTCTATTACGCGTTCAAGCAGCCAATGGAACACAATCTTTCTGTACCGGCAAAAAATATCTACATGTATTCATTCGGATTAAATCCGAAAGAGTACAATGCTGGAGGATACATCAACTTTTCTAAATTAGACTCCCAGACAACGAGTCTCAAAATTGTTCTAAATCAGCAATATGCCACACAGGTTACACAGGGTTACAACTTGTACTTATTCTACTACGGGTACACCATCCTCGAATTTGATGGAGGGTACGCCCGTCTTCCTTTCATATAGATTAAGACTGATCAGGTAGTCGATGATTCCGTTTGTGATGCACCAACGGATAAAGTTGAGCTGAGCGACGGTTGTGGTTAATCCCTGGAACTCGATGCGTTCGGTCCGACAAAATGGATCAAACAGCTTTTTCGAGTAGCCATCAAGTGACGACTTGTACGCAACATGGACCGTAAATATCTTTCCATTCGGCGCCGTATAGGTCACATGTCGCGCCTTAGAATAGTTTGTCACAAACCACTCCAAATTTCGAAGGGAAATGCCCTTTCTGTGTGAGAGAATGTCGTGTAGTTGTTCGGCATTCTTTTGATTGCTGAAAAAACGGGTGAGACTCTCGAGAAGTAAGCTAGATTTGTTCATTGTACTACTAACTGGCTAAATGTTTAAGCAGCTTGTTGGCGCAGTTGAGATCCATGCATTCGAAACTGGAACTGTGTGAACTTTCAGCACAGGCACCTGACTCTGATGAAACTTGCAGTACCCATTCCCCTGGGGCTCCTTGAGACACCTCCTCTTGTTTTTCAACGAGCCCTTGCAGAACCGAGCTTCACACTCGGCAGTATCACGCACAAGTTGTTCGAGTGGAATTTCATAAGTTTTTGAAATGACATCCAGTACATTTGAAGTTCGTAACGCAACCCTCCTGTTCACCTCCTCCTCGATCATTTCGATGATCTGTTGTTCCATTTGACTTACTTTTACAGGTTCCCACCTTTTTATACCGTCTGCCGCGGGGTAAAAAACTCTGTAATCTTGCGAACCTTGGGTTGGAAGATGAGCTTCTCAGTGTCTTTACCGAGCAGCGGCTCCAACAAGTCGCATACGGGCTTCTTGAGCTGATTTGTAAAGTAGTATTGGTAGTCAATCTTGATTCCATTTTCCTGAACCCAATCCGGATCCTCCGCCTTTTCAAACATTTTTGCATTCTTAGGGCCCTCGACAATCACAAACTGGACGCGATCTCCCTGCTGAGGTTCTGAACCGGGTGCGCGCTCCCGAATCTTGTTCCTGACCTCGACATGAGGCATCCTGACCTTGTAATTCGCTGCCAACTGCTTACTCATGAGTAACTTGCTCATCGGCACTTCGCCATTCGTAAGCACCTTGGCAGCCTGCTTTGCAAATTCGACAGGGGGGCGAGGATCATCACTCTCCAAAATCATCTCGAGCAGCTGTTTGAGCGTCTCGCGCACATACGGACAACTGTCTCGCCGAACCACCTGGAGACCCTTGACATCAATTTTTTTGAAAATCACCTTGCCCTTCTTCTTTTCGTACATCTTGGCGGCGTAACGCTTCTTCGAGTACAAAAAGTACGGATAGTACACCTTTTCCAGTTCGAGCTCATTCGGTTTCTTGAACAAACCTGTACACTGTTCAGCCGCCTGCTCACCGAGCTCCCACGAGTAGTCAATCGCCTCTTGGCCCTTGCGCCCTTGCACATCAAACTCAACCATGACCGAGTCAGTGTTTTTGACAATCATTTGACCCACACCGGCCTGGAAGGTTCCAGCATTCGTCTCCAGATCGTACACGTATCCGTCCCAAGACTCGTGAAGGACTTCAATCTTTTTAATAGCTTCTGGATCTTTCCTTTGCCGACCCTTTGTCCATGTGAGTCTGAACACGTCCGGTTTATCGGAACGAGTATTAAGTGACACCTTGAAACATCCCATGTGTCGCAGGAATAGGTAGTACCATTGGGCCGTCACCTGGTTCTTCGTATCGATGCGATGGCATCCGGTGGTCTCAGCGTCCTTTCTGCACCCGTCCGATGCCCAGAGTCCGTCTAGGAAAGCTTGAGCGTTCCTTCCGAACGCCTTGATTGGCACCTTTTTGGATTGACCGTCATAACACTGCTCACGGTACAGTTTCACGAGGTCGATGACCGAACCGCCTCGAGGGGACAGCTTGTAGACGCCAGAGCTCTCGAGAGTGTCCATGATCACAAAGTCATATCCGGGATGGATTTTCTCACAGTACTCTTTGCATTTTTCAAGGAGTTTTATATCCTTGTTATTTATTGCCCATGAAGATTTGAGACCAGAAGGACATTCGTACGATCCACATGAACCATCTCCGACGAACATACCAAGAACAAAAGCCTCGTCAGTGGAACATACTTCATCGAACCCGAGATTATCTGGGAAGGAATGGTAAAGCTTCTGTCCAACTCGAACATCAACAGGTTTCAACAATATCAACTCTTCGGAAGATTGGCACCAGTCGAGCAGTGAGTGGTCTTCCGTGACATCCACGAGGCCAGTATGAGTCAAGACGCGATAAATCTTCTTCTGGCATTTGTGCCGGATGACGCGTTTGATTGGCTGCCACTGGTGGTGGGTCCAGACTTCGAGACATTCGATCTCGCTCTGTTCCTTGTTCGTTCCCTCCTTGAGAAAGCCGGGATATTCGGTCCAGGACTCTGCGATAGACTCGATTGTCCTGACGCGAATTCCTTCCGATCCGCGCACGAGTACTGGTGTCCCTGGCATAACAGAGTCTCCGTACCTGACTTTTGCCCCTGGAAAGTTAGCCTCGACATAGGTTTTCGTCTCGTCAATCATCTGACGCCCACGCATGGTGACTGTGGAGGCGATGGCCACACACGGAAGCATACCCTTCGAAGCCCCCGTGAACCCGTAGATTGAGTTCATGCTAATTTTGTACGCCAATTGCTGACCGTTATAAATCGCCTCCATTGGTGTGCCCTCCGTCTCTGCCATCAACTTTTTCGCCTTTTTGCGGTAAGCCTTGAGATCCATGAGAATCACCGGTAAGAGACTGGAAGTGTTTTGTGCAAAGCGAAACTGCCCAAACTGCTCGTACTCAACACCCGGCAAGTTGTCAAACTGAGGATCCATCACGAGCGTCGAGTAACACAAGTTGTGTGCGCACATGATGCTCGGGTACAGACTTGCAAAGTCAAGTGCTGTGATTGGTGAGTAGTACGCACCCGTCTGTGCATCGAGTACAGTCGCCCCTTGGTACTTTTCATCTGGACCTGGGGGCCCCGTCTTTTTAAAGTACGGAATCAAAAAACCGAGCTTGCGAGCCTTGTACGCCATCTGTGAGAACACCTTGATCTGTTGCCCGCGTTCACTCAAGTACGAAAGTGGAACCCAACACGCCTTGGCCATCTCAATTTGATTTTGAATTTGGCACAACTTGTCGAGGAGTTTGTGGGGCAGGACCGTGTCTTGTAGACAGTACTCGGCAACCTCACCAAGACGCTTAGGGTCACCCTCGGCGTATCGACTGAAAATCTCCTTGACTGGCATGTCATTCTTTTGGTCCTTCAGAAAGTGTTTCGAGACATTGTTCAAGGAATAACTCTCGAGCTTGTGTTCGCGCTTCACATCCTGGAAAAAGTCAAACACATACCGACCGCGCATGGGCACCATTTTCAAGAGGTTGTTGCCAAGCGCACTCGATGAAAGATTTTTCGACACCAATTCAATCACCGAATTCTTGTACCGACCCCAAGTCGGAGCCAACCCACTCATCACGGACCGAACCTGAAGGTACTCCAAGTCGAACCCAAAGATGTTCCACCCGGTGATGATGTCAGGGTCCGTCTGAACCAGATATTTCTCAAAGCGTTTAAGCAAGTCGAGTTCAGACACAAAACTTTCACAGTCGTCGGCATCAGTCTCTTTGAGACACAGACACTTGCGTTCGAGAGTGTCCGTGCCAAACACGCGTGTCGTCATACCAATCTGAAACACGACATCCTGTTTGTTGTGTGGGTCTGGGAACTCACCGGTTGACGAGTAACACTCGATATCAAACGACATGATCTTCAGAGGAGCGATATCGTCACGGTCAACGGGTTCCAGGGTCGGATCCCAGATGTCAAACTGACATGTCGACGAAAAGTTTTGAACCCCCCCAGAAATTTTAAACCAACCAGTCGACCGGATATCAGTAACATGCATAAACCGAAGTACGGGATCGATATTTGATTCGTAAATTTTGAGTTTTCCGAAATTCTTGTACTCACCCCTGTCAAGAACTGAAGCACAGATTCTCATGCCACGCAGAGTCGTGAATGTCACCTTGGCAAATCGCTCTTGGAGTTGGTTCCGAAACCCCCACAAGTCTTTTGCGCGAATTTCAGACAGTGATTTAAAGTCACCGAATTGTTCCGTCAGTGACTTGGTGAGGAGAGTGATGTTGTGTGTCGGACGAATTTTGATGAAAAAATAAGGGTCGAATGGGACAGTCGCGCACACGGACTGACCCGTGTCAGCTCGACCATAAATTCGAACCACATATTGGTTGTCATCCGTATCTTCTCCTTCCCAGGCAACAGCCTGTGCCTGCATATTACTTCCGGTATTAATATCTTAAAGTAGAGTAAATGAGTAAAGTCTGGTTTGTTCATATCGACACATCGTCCACGACGGCAAATACAGTCATTAAGCAGTACGGCATCGATTCGTTCAACTGCACTGTCCTGCTCGGAAAGGAGCATCGCCGCATTCGCCGCGTCGCCCTCAAGTCGGTCGAGATGCCTATTGGGTTTTACAACATTCGTGCCCCTTACAATGTCCTGACCATCAATGTCGCAGGGACACCCACCTCTTACACATTTAGCCCTGGTAACTACAACTCGACGACATTCCTTAACACACTGAACAACACCGTGACTCCCGCAATTGGTTCATTCTTTTTGAACACGCTGACGAACACCATCCAGTACACATCAGCAGTGGGTGTCTCCAGCATCGTGGGTGATCCAGGGACGCTCGGTTACTTTATGGGGTTCCAAACAACACAGCTGGGTGTTATTATCGTCGCAGCAAAGTCGTACTCACTCGACTTTGACAACTATGTAAACATTTATATTGAAAATCTCAGAAACTCGTGCATGGAGCCTTACGCAGCCACATTCAAGATTCCAATTACAGTTCAGAAAGGAGGTATCGAGTTTTGGTTTTCAGACAACCGTTTCAAGCAGTCGATTGAAATTTTCGATCCAGATTACAGAATTGACCGACTGAACATCCAGGTTCGCGATCGTTTCGGAAACCCTATGACGAATAACGGTCTTGACTGGTCATTTACAATCGAGATTGAGTCAGATACCTAAATTTTTATTCTAGTGCAGTAGTAATATGAGTCGTACGATTGACGGAACTTTCAGTACCCAATCAAAGAATTCTTCAATTTTACAAGTCCGTCCGTATGACTTTGGCACGGATGCTATCGAGCGTCAGCGCGTGTCCCTTGGCCAGTCGCTCATTGATGCCGATTTCGAGTACGGAATTCAGCCAACCAAATGGCAGACTCATCAGGAGATTCGCAAGACGCCCAGTTTCTATGAGACTCCAGGCACTGACCTCGTCATCACAGATGTTGTTTCTGACGGCAAGACTGTGTCTAACGTTTTTGTCGGCACGACATCTGCTCAACCTCCGGTCGGATCTGTGATTACGGTGAACGGCTTGTCCAACTACGAGCGCACACAGGATCGCGCAGAGGGTTTTTTCCTCGTGACGGCAAATTACACAACACCCGGTGCATTCCTGTCACTGCCATCAAACACATTCACATACTTTTCCAAGGGTACGATTTCGGCCGGACAGCTGGTGACTCCCTCCACCACAGTTCGCAGGGGAAATGTGTTTAACAGTGGTGCATGCAAAATTTCAGTCACCTCCATCTCCCAAAACTCGAACCTGGTGACTGTGTACACCTCAAATGCGCACGGAATGATAACAGGTACGCCTCTTGCATCGAACAACTGGTCGGGCGTTGGCGTCGTCGGACTGAACGGCAATTTCTTCATTGAGTCCACCCCGGCATCTAACGCATTCGTGTTCAGTTCGCTCGTGGCGGCGACTGGTACGACAACTCCTTCCGGTGGATCTTTATTCGTCCAGCCATATTCGACGGTGACTCATAGACCATTTGACGGAGGCGTGCTTCTGACGCCTCTCGTTGCAACTCACGGCGCCATGGTGTGTCGCCAGTCCAAGAAGGTGTTCCGGTACCAGTCAGGTAAAGGTCTCCTGTGGTCATCCGGTACTGTGTTTTGCCCAAATAACGACATTTCTCGCATTCAGGCGAGCGGCCTCACCGTCGGAAGCAACATCACGGTCCAGACTGACGTGTACCACGGGGCACAGATTGGTGCTACAGTTCAGCTCAGAGGCGTGCGTGACTCTGGATTTAATGGTTCATACACAATTTCTTCCGTGAATGACTCCAAGTCCGTCAATGTCGTGGCCACGACGACTCTAGGTGCACTCGTGCCTGCATTCTTGAGCCAGCCGAGATTCATCATCTCCAACTGGCATGGTTCGAGTGCGCGCGCCGGCTGTTTCGATGACCAGAATGGACTTTTCTGGGAGTGGGACGGTCAAACCCTCTGGGCCGTCAAGCGTTCATCTACATTCCAACTTGCCGGTACTGTCATCACTTCAGTGAATGGACAGGTTCTCGTCGGCAACACGTACACGGACAATCTCATCACACCCGTGGCGTACGGAAATCAGGCTATTACATTCCCTACGAATGTGAATGTGGGTGATGTGGCAACCCAGGTTACAGTCACCTCAACGGCTGGACTGCTGAAAGGCATGCATGTCATTTCTCAGTTCTACCCCGGATACATCGATACCGCTTACGTAGTGTCCGTCGACTCACAGACGGCGTTTACGATCGGGTTTGCCCCTTTGAGCGTTACAATTCCACTTGGAAATAAGACTGGTAATGTGTCATTCAACCTCCCGACCACTCGTTTCCAGGATCAGCTCAGGGTGGGTGACAAGTTTGTCATGCGTGGCATGACTCACACGGTGACTGCAATCTTGTCACAGGGAGTTCTGAACTTTAATCCTCCTTATCGCGGATTAGTAGCACCGACCGTCCCAGTCAAGGCGGTCCGTGTCATCGAGCAAAGAACGGCTCAGGCCAACTTCAACAGGGACACTCTGGATGGCCTCGGTGCTTCTGGCTACAAAGTGGACATCACGAAGATGCAAATGATTGGTCTCCAGTACACTTGGTACGGAGCCGGGTTTGTGGACTTTATGATGCGCGGGTCGGACGGTAACTGGGTGTATGCTCACCGTATTCGTAACAACAATGTGAATGACGAAGCATACATGCGTACGGGTAACTTGCCAGTTCGCTACGAGCTCATCAACGAAATGGCTGCAGCTGTTTCAACTCTCAATGGCCCAATCACCCCAACGACTTCCAATCTGATTATCAATGATGACACCACATACTGGCCACCGTCGGGTACCGTGCTCATCGATTCTGAGCTCGTTGCGTACTCATCCAAGGGTTCGTTCGCACTGAATGGACTGACCCGCGGCACGAATTTCCAGTACATCGTGAATGACCTACCAAGAACATTTACGGCTTCGGCAGCGACGAGTCACGCGTCCAATGCAACTGTCCTGCTCACGAGCATCACTTGTACACCCAGCTTGACGCACTGGGGTTCAGCTTTCCTCATGGACGGCAGCTTCGATACGGATCGTGGTTACTACTTTAACTTTGCCAACATTTACACTTCAAATATCACAACGACCCAGTCAGCCGTTCCGCTCTTCCTTCTGCGTCTGGCACCGTCCGTCAGCAACGGTATCATCGGAAATATCGGCGAAAGAGATCTTCTGAATCGTGCCCAGCTTCTTCTGGCAAAGATGGAGGTGGCTGCCAACAAGACAGTGAATGTCACTGGCGTTATCAATCCGACCGGGTTCACAAGCATCACATGGACCGCAGTCAATTCAATTCAAAATCAGGGTCAGCCAAGCTTCTGTCAGGTCAGTAACACCTTCACATATTCGGGCGGTTACACTGGTGGTGAGCGTATTCTGTCTACACTCGCATCTGCAGGATCAACCAATGTCATCGATCTGTCTCAGCTCAAGGAGCTCACGGGGGGCGTCATCGGTGGACCCAACTTTTCACCAGACGGCCCCGATACCATCGCAATCTATGTCAACAATGCCGACAGTTCGAATGTGACGAATACGATTATCAATCTGTTCTGGCAAGAGGCGCAGGCTTAAAAAATATGCTTTTTGATTCTAAATGAAAATGAAATTCAAAGGGAGGTGTCACTACTGTAAGGTCCCTCTCGACCCCTATGTCGATGTGTCTTCTGTATTTGAATATTTCCAAGCGGCCGCATGGAGTGCGATCACTCGGGTAGATATTACTGCAAATGACACATGGTACAAATTCGTAAGCGCTCAAAGAGTGGTGAAGTGTTGTAGAGACTGTTACTGGCCAAAAAAGACTTTGTTCAAGGATATTCTCAAGCGTGAAACCACAGGTCACAGGTTCAAGAGTCCTAAAAGAAAGTCTTGGAATGACGCGGAAATTATGACATGGTACAGTGGTATTCGATCATGTCCCGCGTTAGCACCGGATGATGATGTCTATCTGGATCAAGGATTTGTAATCTCCACCACTTCGTTGATGTCAGTGGCGTAATTCTCCAGAATCAACTGGGCGATGCGATACCCCGGCCGAATGATGAATGGCTGGCGCTCGTCCGTGTTGTGCAAGACCACCTTCACCTCCCCGACATAATCTGGGTCAACCACATCCGCCAGAATGTTCAGGCCGTGCTTTACTGCCAATCCAGAACGAGATGCAATGCGGCCGTAGGTTCCGGTTGGGAGGTTAACTGCAATGCCAGTGGACACGACGACCCTGCGGCCAGGCAGAATGACGTAGCTGTCAGCTGAATACAGGTCAAACCCAGCAGAACCGGGGGTGGCGCGTGACGGAAGAGTTGCATGTGGTACAACCTTGCTGACATTGAGGGCCATTGTACCATATCATATACTTATTTCTTTATGCAATAATAGATGGCACTGACGACAATTGCCTTGATGAGCCTGGCGGAAACTTTCGGAAATGTCCACTTCAAATGGTTTGCCAAGTCTCAGGCTCACCATCACATGATCGGCGGCCTCGTCGGATACATCGGCGTCATGTACTTTTTGGTACAAAGTTTCTCAGCAGAGAGCTTGCTGTATGTGTCTGCGATGTGGGAGGGTATGATTACAGTTCTAGGTGCGATGGTTGCGTATTTCTTTCTGGGTGAACGATTTACATCACCAATTCAGTACTTGGGCATCTTGTTTGGACTTGCGGGAATGGTTATGGTTCACGCAGGCGGTTCTAAAGATTAACTCTCCAATCATCGTATGGAAGATGTGCGTACGCTCATCAGAGAAAACATCCTGCCGCGCCTCGATGCGCTCGACGCAGACCTTTACGAGCTCAGAAGAGTCACTTGGCCCGTGTGTCAAGCACAAAGAGACCTCGCGATGGGTGGGCCATTTACAAATCTATCCGCAAAAGCTCGGTTCTTCAAGTTTTTGCATATAGATGATATCCGCGAATTGCTGCGCAGAAAAGCGATGTGTATGGGGATATTTTCACCAATCATCGTCGAAGAGGAACTTTCACAGATTGTAATCACCAAAGCTTAGGGGTCACTTTTCGAAGGCTCGCACGCACTCTCGCCAGAATGTTTTTGCTCGCTTCGTCATATGCATCTGGATCGAGTTTCGCAACCTGGAGTTCCTGCCTGTTCGCATTCGACAACTGATTCCACACCGATGGCGGGATATTGACTTCACGCTGTAAATAGTTGCGCCGCGTTTTCCCGAGGGGTTCGAAAAACTCTTGTGAATTGTAAAATAAATTTCCGTTATTCGCAGTGACGCCGCGTTTTGAGTACTGTCGCCGAAGCACGCTGGTCGAGCTATTCGGAACTCTGGCTTGTCTAAACAGCGCAGTTGCGCGGTTCGGCCCAATTATCTGTCTCGCTGGAAAATAAAGTGTCCCATTGTTATTTTTCGTTACACCCCGTTTACGCAAAAGACGCGCCATGACACTGGCAGACTTGTTCTTTTTAGTGATAGGCATCCTACTATACACTGGGAAGAAATTTTGAACAATTCACTGGAGGAATTGTCGCCTCTGGTGGCCTCAGTTGCAGGTTAGTACATCCGTCGAGATGTTTCCCGTCCTTGATCCACTGTCTGATGTTCTCTTCGGTTTGGAGATGCTTGTGGTTATTCTCATCGAGCGCATGTGCAAAGGTGCGCATCTTGTTGAGGACATGCTTCTCGTCACCGAAACTGCTCAGGTGCCATCCCGCATACTGCTGGACAGGAAACTTCCACCGTCCGTCCCGGAAGTAGTTCGGTCCGTGCTGTTTCAGCAAATCAACCTGTGTGATGACTGTTCCGATCCACGGCTCCCCGGTGAACAGATAATTGAAATTGTACTGGTACATCCACATGTGCACGGAAAGCACCCGGTGGGGCAGGTGCTCCCACTTAATCAGAGACATGTCCGGAAT